TACGCCGCCCAAGCCTGCGGGCCACGAATTCCCGCCCGCCCCACCGGGCGTATCCGGCGGCCAGGGCACATCCCAGACCGGCGCCCAGCGTGGAGAGCACCGTGCCGCCCAGCGCGCCAAAGGCGAATCCGCCGAGGAACCCGACCATCTGACGCGGCAGCCCCACGGCCGTGAAGACAGCGCCCACGGCCAGAAAAATAACCACGGACATGGGCCCGGTACCCAAAACATGATCATTGAACCACTGGGTGTTCCTGAGCATGTCGCCCAGTCCCAGGCTGCGCCCCAGGTACACGGCAAGCCCGAGCCCGGCCAGCATGACCAGCCCCTTGACCACGGCCCTGACGCCCCGTCCCTTCTCCACGCTCCGCTCATCGGTCATATTTCTATCCGTCTTCATCTTCCGCCCGGGACTTGCGCAACCTGTAATAGACGAGCATGAGACACCCCTGGCCGACCACGAACAGCGGATCTCGCTGGACAATTCCGTACGCCAGCCCGGCAGCTCCGGATGCCAAGAGCAGGATGATCCCCCGACGCGACAGGGAACATACTCCTCTGCCCAGCAGGCGCACAACAGCCAATCGAACGAAAAAAGCCCCCTGGACAACGACCGGGAGGGCCAGAAGCCACCAGTAGGCGGGCAGATGCATGGACCTACTTCTTTTCCCTCACCGAGTAGTCAATGTGGCGCTTGATGAGCCACTGGACCCCGATGAGGTCATAGATTCCGGCCACGGCGCGGTCGATTGTTCCGTACTTGGACACCCCGCTGAACCGCTCGCGATGGTTGACCTTCACCTCGCGTATGCGCGCTCCCTGCATCTTCATGAGTATGGGGAAATAGCGATGCATGTTCTTGAAGCGCGGCAGCCGCCTGAGCAGATCGGTCCGCATGACCTTGAGCGAACAGCCGGTGTCGTGCACGCCGTCGTCGGTGAACCAGTCGCGGATGGCATTGGCGATCTTGGAGGACAGCCGCTTGATCAGGGTGTCCCTGCGTTTGGCGCGCCATCCCACGACCATCTCGCAATCGTTGCCGAACATGTCGAGCATTCTGGGGATGTCCATCGGATCGTTCTGCAGGTCGGAATCCATGGTCACCACGATGTCGGAGTCAACGGCGTCGAACCCGGCGCAAAAGGCCGCCGACTGCCCGCGATTTTCGGCAAAGGCTATGTAGCGGACCTGGGGATGCTCCCCGGCCAGCATCTTGATTATGGACAGGCTCCCGTCGGTGCTGCAATCATCCACGAAGACGGCCTCCCAGGGTCGTCCGGTTGAATCAGCCGCCAGCTTGATCTCCGCGAACAGGGTCGCGAGGTTGTCCTGCTCGTTGAATACCGGCAACACCACGGAAAATTTGTCTTGCTTGCTCATAGGCGAAATGAATTACGGAATTTACCGGACAATGTAAACACACAACCCTGCCCCCTCCTTTTCAGCCAATCTGCCGTCTCACCCCCGCAAATGGCCGACAGCAGCCACTATATTAGTAATATGCTCCCCCACGCGATTTCACCGGCGCAACCTTTTTTGACTTTCTCTAAATAAGTGGTTGACAAAAATCGCCCCGCCACCTAGAACCTCTTTCTCACGTGTCGCGGGGTGGAGCAGTTGGTAGCTCGTCGGGCTCATAACCCGAAGGTCAGAGGTTCAAGTCCTCTCCCCGCTACCACAAAGAAAACAGGCACTTGGAAGCAAATTCCAGGTGCCTTTTTCCTTTCCATCAAAACGCTTCCCAACCCTCTTCCCAACCCGCAGCACTCAAGTTTGGAGCCTGCCCCGCGATGGTGGATGTCTGCCAGCCGAAGGGGTGAGGGTTTCGCTCAACCCTTTGCCCATGAGCAATCCCGATAGTATTGGGGTTGCCCTCCCGCGAAAAGATCAACAACTTCAGATACGGCGTTTCACCGTTCCCCTGCCGGGCAACAAAAAAGGGGCCAGCCCCTCGGCCAGCCCCTTGATGGTACTCGTGCGTTGACAGCTAGGCGCGTTTGCCCGGTCGCACTACGCGGTCGGCTTGACTTCTTTCTGTCCGGGCAACTCATCTCCGCCAGGCTTGGGATTCCATCCTTCAATTTCTCTGATTTCGTTCGGGGTCAGAATGCCGTTGCGGACGGCAATCTCATGCCCTTGCCATCGTGCGCCATGATCGCCGCGCAGGAAGCCGGACAGGTCAAAATCGAGCTGGTAGGTGCCTCGGTCAGACTCGGAGAAGACGGAGCGGGCAATCTCGGCTTCAAACTTCCGGCACCACGGCCCGACGGTGTAGGTGGCGAACCACTTGCCCGCCGTCTCGGAGTTCGTGAAACTGGAGTGATCCCATATCCCGACCAGAGGCGGCGGGACCTGGAAGATACGGGCAATTTCCTCGGTGCTGAACCGACGGCTAGCGAGAAGTTCCGCGTCCTCCGGAGAAATGGATACCGGCTTCCAGCTCATTCCGCGATCGAGAAAGGCGGTCTTGCCGGCGTTTGTCGCCCCCGAGTACAGGCTATTGAACGCCGCCTTCAAACGGTCAAATGCTTCGGGGGAGAGTCCGTGGCCAGCCTCCACGACCCCGGATGGACGAGCCCCGTTCGCGTAGATCGACTCGGAAAACTCCTGGACGCTCAACCCGGCGCGGATAACGGAGCCCGCCCGCTGAATCCGGGACTTGCCGAGGATTGTGTCATCGGTCCGGTCCCGAAGGTGCATGACCTCGCCCTCCAGGAGGCGGCGCATCTTGCCATAAACGCTCTGAATCTCGGTCACGTCATAGACAAGACGCCCGGTGGGCAGCATCTGAACGCTAACCCATTCCCACGGGATAGGCTTCAAGGCAACGATCCGGCCCGCTCGGTCCGTGACGATCTCGGCCAGGGCATTGCCGCGCAGGAGGACGGACGCCACCAAGAACTCCACGAAGTCGGGCCACGTCTGCTTGTCGTTCGGACCATTCGCAATGAGGGCCGAGAGAGGGTGTTCCGGGGCCTCCAGGCGTGTTTTGCCGTCGAGACGGTACACGATGGCCGGAAGGCTGGCCATTGCCGTGGAGATGGCCCCGACGCATGCCAAGACGATACTCAAGCTCTCGGCAATACGGCTGTTCACAAGGTGGCCGGTGCCGGTGTTCAGGCCGGACAGGGCTTCCCATGAAGGGCAAGCGTCTCGCTCTTCTTTCGCCGGGGTGAAAATTCGCTTGAAGATGTTCATACGGTCTCCAGGTATCGCATTGCGCGGGAAAGGCGAGGAGGAGTCTTTGCCCTGGCCTGGACGCAAGTGCCAGAGTAGGCGGGCCATGCCGAGACAACGGAAATTTCGTGCAGGACCACGGAGCGGAGTTCCCGGCGGCGTCCCTGCCAGCGTTCGCCGTCCTTCCCCACGGTGAAGCCGAAGCTCATGCCCCCGAGGTCGCCGCGCTCGGCCAGGGCCAGCACGTCACGCCCGAGGGAGGTGTCAGGGAGGTCAATTTCAAAGGCCAGGCCGTTGCCGTCCTCGGCAAGACGGAGTGAGCGGCTGCGGGTGCGGCCCAGCACCTTTGACGGGTCGTGGTCCACCAGGGCAAGAATATCCCTGTCGGCCAGCGTCGTCTTAAATGCGCCCGGCATGATTATCTCGGTGAAGTCGCCAATGCGGGCCTCGGTCCCGAAGGTGGCGGCGTAGCCCTTCAGCTTGCGCCCCTTGGCCCTCACTTCTGTTACGAATCGCCTTTCAATGGTCATCTTTGTTCCCGTTAGCTGCTCATCAGGCCCGAGCCGCCACGCTCGGACGAACTGACCCTCTCGGTCAGTTTTCGCATTCCTACGCGGTGCCCACGTTCGGCGAGGCGGCGAAGCTCTCGCCGTGGCGCACGGCCATGTCACAGCTGAGCATCCCGCGCACCATGACGTTGCCCTTCTTGTAGGCATCGCTCTCATACGGGTTGACCAAGACCTCGAACGCGCTCCAGTAGCCGATCAGGAGGTCGGACCACTTGCCGAAAATCAGCGTCCCGGACTCGGGCGAGGCCACGGTGGGGCCGAGGGTGGTCCGCGCGACCGGATAACCGGCCAGGCTGTTCAGTTCGGTCATGATGTAGCCGAGTTCGACGGCGGCGGCATCCTTGAGGGTCCGGCGCAGGGCGCGGAAAACCTTCGGATGGCCGAGGAAGCCGGTTCCTTCGACGTTGGCGTCTTCCACCAGGCCGATCAGTTCCAGGAGGTTTTCCCAGCTCGGGGTGGCCATGCTGTGGTCGGCGGTGTTGGCGCTCTGCATGATGCCGTCCGGCTCATTGGAGCCGCCGCCGTCAATGGCCACGCTGTCCACGGCCTCTGCCAGCACGGCGGCGAAGTCGGCACGCACGAGCTGCTCGATGTCGGGCGAGGACTGCTGGAGCATGTTCCGGGAGAATTCGGTCAGGCACCCCACATGCTTGGGCGAGAGCTGCACCTTGCCGAATCCCAGGTCCGAGGCAGAGAGGGCCGCATTTTCGGCCACCCAGCCGGACGTTGCGCTCTGGGTCAGCTTGGGAATGTCCACGTTGCCGTGCAGGCCGTTGAGGACGGTTGCCCCGAGCTGGTTGACGCGCAGCGCGGCCCGCAGGATGTCAACGTGCAAGTCTCCCCGGTGATCGGTGGAAATGATGTTGCTTCCGGTCTTGCCGCTGGGGAGCGCGGTCGTGATGACGCGCTTTTCGAACACGCACATGGGCACCAGAATGCCGTCCGGCTTGACGCCCATGCGCCTGGCCAGCTCCTGCGAAAGCTCGCGCTCGCGCCCGCTGTCCACGTTCAGGTCGGGAATCTGAGCGGCGGCGGCACGAACCAGCGAGAAGTTGCGTAGCTCCTGGTCCAGGTTGGTGTCGCCGGTTCCGGTGATCGGCTGCCCGTCCATGCGGCGTTCGGCTTCGTCCAGAAGGTTCTGGCGTTCAATCCGCTTCTCGGTCGATTCGAGCTCGCCTTTCAGGCTGTCGAACCGCCGAGCCTGTTCCTCGGACATGTCGCCGCCGTCCCCGCTCGGGGAATCAGCGAGCTTGCGCATCTCGGCCACGATTCGGCCTCGCTGCTCCAGAAGGTCTTTCATCTTCATTCGTCTTCTCCTTCGCCTTGCGGCTGTTGTTTTCGGTCCGTGGCGTTGGGGCCCTCGTTACTCATGAGCAAATCGACCGCCGAGAACCCCTTGCTGATCTTGGACGCGCCACGTCGCCCTCAAAGGATGGTGCGGTCAATGTCCACTGAACTATTTCTTTTTTTCAGCCTTCACTCTCTCAATTCCTTCAACCACGCTTTCCGTGAACTGGTGAACATCAAACGCAATCCACGCACAATCCATCGGAGAAAATTGCAACTGAGGAGCAAAAGCGGCTTGCCACCTGATTTGATCCATGTCTCTCCAAACGATCAAATAATGTTCCGTCTCAAGGGGATTATTTGCATATTCATCCCCCCATACTCCGGCCAACTCCATGAGATGTTTAATGGCATAGCCGGACGTAACCTCCGCAATGGAACTCAAGGAATGTTCGGAAGGCGGGAAGTGGAGTCTGGATAAGGAAGCGAAGGCACATATTTCAACCAATGCAGGGAACGAATAAAGCATTTTTCGCCCGGTCCCTGTTCTCGGTGAACGCCGCAAAGTCAAATAACCCCGGCTGATCCACTGTCTGAGGGTAGCAGACTTCAACCTTGCAACCGAAGCCACCTCATCGGAAGTCAGCCAAGGGAGTTCGCCATACTCCAGGAGTTTTTGAGCGCGTTTTTTTGATATCATTTCAACCTCACGGCCTTTAGATTACACACGTCACTTATCAATGTCAAGTGACAGGTGTAACTTTTTTACACTGCGGCTCGTCAGAGCGCGAGAAGGGCATGCCTGCCCAAAAGTACCCCTATTTTTTCGCGTTACTGAAAATTGTGTTACCCACGTCGGTCTACAATCTTCCAGTCGTGAGAGATTTTTACCGCCCCCCCTGACTCATGCGGCCTCATCACGACACACCGCCCGGTATTCGCGCTCAACCTGTCGGGCGTAATGGCGGAGGAAGTGATAG